TGTGAGTAATGGGGGATCGAACAGTGCAGGTCGAGACGTACAACGGATGGGCAACAATGGTGAGCGGTATCGTCCAGTTCCAGATTGACTCTGGCGGAGTGCTGACCCTGTACGACAGCGACTACAACATGGTGGCGGCGTACGCCCCGGGTGCCTGGAGGCGAGCGCGCTATGCGTAAGTCTGCTGTCTTTGTGCTGGGCACACCTGAGCCTGGGTCAGCCAAGTTTGGTGACGCTCTCACTGACTCTACGCTCAAGCTGTTGGACAAGATCACTGAGCAGAACAACATCGACGCGGACCTCGTGTTTGTCTCGATGGATTCTATGGATGCTGGCAAGTCCAAGCAGAAGCTGGGCATGAAGCGCATCAAGGAGGAGAGAGGACGTGTCTTGGATGAGATCGACCAAGCAAGGCCGGACTTCATCGTCTGCCTTGGCCCGGTCGCAACGGCCTGCGTGTTCGGAAAGGGCAATCTGGCGGAGGGGAATCTTCTCCGCCAGGCCCACCGCCCGCTTGGGGATGATCGCCCGCCAGTCTACGTCACGTTTTCCATCGAGAGTATGGCGTGGAAGGCAGGCATCGCGAAGTGGTTGGCGCTCGACATCCAGGCGGCTGCGCACGGCATGGCCGAAACGGAGTGGGGCGACTACGACATTCTCCTACCGGGCACCCCTGAATGGGATGAGGCCCCGGAGTATCTGGCGGGGGCAGACGTACTTGGTTTCGACTTGGAGACCTATCCCGGACTTGATCCATTTGCAGACGACGCCCGGGTCCGTATGGCCGTTGTCTCCAGAGGAGTTGGCCGTGCCACAGTCGTCCAGGCGACACCCGATTCGACGCTCCCGGAGTGGCTTGACGTAATTTGCCGGGATGAGCGAGTTGTCAAGTGCGGGTCCAACATCGCCTTCGACTACATGTGGATGAAGAGGTTTGGGTACGACATCCGCAACATGGCCGACACCAGTACGCGCGAGCACATCATCGACGCTGAGAACCCCAAGAAGGATCTCAAGTCTCTGACGTTCAAGTACGTGCCCAAGCTGGGCGACTACTCCAAGGCACAGCGCGACCTAGTGCGGGAGCGCGGGGGCTGGGAGCACGTCCAGGATGACGAGCAATACGACTACTGCGGGGCTGATCGCGAGGCCAGCATCGGCTGCTACCTTGAGCAAGAGAAAAAGATCCACGAGTTCCGGCGACCGTGGCTCCTGTTCAGGGATCTCTACTATGTGCTGGCCAAGATCCAGTGGCGCGGAATGTGTGTTGACATGGACACCAATACTGTGCTAGACTCAGAATATAGGAGGAAACTAGCAAGTCTGCGCAAGCAAATCACAGTGCACTTGGGGCCTATCAACCTGAATAGCCCCACGCAGCTAGCCAAGGCACTGAAGGAGGCCGTACCAGACATCAACCTGAGCGTACGAGATTGGGTGCGGGCCGTGGGTGACGAAGAAGATGACGAAGCTGCCACCAAGCGAGAGGTGCTCGAGCGCGAAGCGCACAAACATTCCGTGATTCCACTTGTGCTGGAGTACCGCAAGTACCGGACCCGGCACTCGACGTTTATCCATGGGGTTGCGGAGAAGCACGCTCGCAAGCATCGTGGCCAGTGGTTCATCCACCCACGGTACCGCACCGATGTTGTGGAGACCTACCGTCTGTCGTCGCAGGCACCCAACGGCCAGAATATCCCGCGCAAGGACAAGGACGATCCGGAGCTGTCAGTCAAAAAGCAGTTCAAGTCCAGGTTCTCTGGCGGCTCCATACTGGAGGCTGACCAGTCGCAGATCGAGATTCGGGCTGCGGCTTGGCTGTCCCAGGACAAGAAGATGCTGGCCGCTATTGAGTCTGGTGAGGACATTCACACGGCCATGGCTGCCATCATGCTCAACAAGAGCGCCGAAGATGTGACGGAGGACGAGCGGCAGTCGTGCAAGCACCGTACGTTCTTGATTCTCTACGGAGGCGGAGCCAACAAGCTGGCCCGTGACTTGAAGATCAGCCAGCGGCAGGCCCAAAGACTGATCGACGACTACTACAGTACATTCACTGGGCTGCGTGATTACGTGGCCGCAGTCAAGGCGCAGGTCAAGAAGGACCTCTACGTGGAAACCCCCTTCGGGTTCCGCCGGTACTTCAACGAGCCTGAGCACTGGAACTCAGTGGAGGGGTATCGCATTGAGCGCCAGGCGTTCAACACCATCGTACAGAGTACGGCTGCCTGCATCACCTACATTTCCATGCTGCATGTAGAGGACCAGCTTGACATGGCAGGGATGCAGTCTTTGATGGTGGGCCAGGTGCATGATTCTGTACTCATTGACGTAGCACCAGGGGAGGAGGTCCGGGTTGCCAATATGATTCGTACAACCATGGAGATGTCTGGCAAGCTGGCCGAAGAGTTTGGTGTAAGTTTCGACGTGCCGCTCAAGTGTGATGTTGAGATTGGCGAAACCTGGGGTGCGGTTGCACCCGTTCATTAGGAGGAAACAATGGCAATTCGCAAGGGGTTCAAGGTCAACGTCAGTGCTAACCTGAACAGCACTAAGACCGACTCCATTTATCTCGACCTGAAGGAAGACGAGGCCCGGCGTGTCCGGTTCTTGCCGCCGCAGCGAGCGGACGGCGCCTTGTTCACGAAGGTTGTCCAGCACTTCAAGCTGAAGACTGAGGACGATCCGCCCCGTGGCATGGCGCTGGCCTGCAACGATCACCACAAGGACGAGGACTGCTGGATGTGCAACCTGTCCAAGCTGCTCAAGGCAGAGGGCGACAAGGCTGAGCGCCAGATCGGCGACGACATCCGCCCGTCCCCTCGGTTCTACTCCGTGGTGCTGGTGGCTGAGAAGCAGGACGACGGCTCGCTGGTGTACTCCGGTCCGAAGCTGCTCGGCCTGCCCAAGACTGCGGTTGAGCAGGTCAATTCGATCCTGCTGGCCCAGGACATGGCTGGTGATGAGTTCTTCTGCGACGCCGATGGTGGGCAGGACCTCATCATCACCCGCACTGGCCGTGGATTCCAGACCAAGTACAACGCGCAGTCCACCGGCAAGAAGAACAATCTCGATGAGATCTTCCCGCAGTGGGAGGATAAGTTCATTGAGGACCTCGAGGAAGCTCTGGGTCTGAAGTTCGCAGACAACGACACCATGCGCGAGGCCACCATGCGCACCTATGCGGATGAGCTGGACTGGGATGCGATCGCCGAACGGGGCCTGTAATGGCGCTCAAGGACCCAGCGCAGGCACTGTACGACGCCCTAGAGGAGCGAGGTCTGGAGGAGGCAAGGGGGCATAGCGCGCCCCCTCGCCGCTTCCGGGCCAGCGAGGCGGCCAACTGCGTGCGGCAGATCTACCACCGCCTCAACGGTGACAGACCCGCTCCTCGCAACGGACGCTCTGCCATGTACGGCATGTGCGGAGACGTGGACCATGACTTGAGTCGTGCGCTGCTGGTCGAGGCGGGAGTCCCGATCGGTGGCATTGATTTCAAGGAGAGCGGCGAGCAGGAAGAGCTGCTGTTCTACCGCGAGACCATCACGCACAACGATCAGCGGTTTGAGATGACGGCCCGGTGCGATGGCCTAGTGCCCGAGACCCCACGGGGGCCAGCACTGCTGGAAATCAAGGGCATGAGCGCCTTCGCCTACGACTGGCTGAACAAAGCCTTCATCAAGGGCGGCCACGACGGTGCCCTCGAGCGGGTAAAGAAAAAGCACCAGTCGTACTACGACCAGTGCCAGATCTCGATGGCCATGTCGGGCCAGAAGTTGTGCTACCTGTTGGTGAAGGATCGTAGCTCAGGCACATTGGGGCTGCACAACCCCGATACCGGCGAGCGCAGCGGGATCTACATTGAGTGGGACACGGAGCGGTACAAGCAGATTCTTGACCGCTTCGCCTACGTGACCCGCAAGCTCAACGAGGGCTCGCCGCCCATGCCTGAGTATACATCGTCTAGCAATCAATGCAGTTGGTGCGAGTTCCGCTACCGCTGCCACGACGCTCTTGAGCGAAAGAACAAGGGGCTGGAGCCACACGTTGTGTACCCCGGCCCGTCAGTTGCAGAACAAGTTGGGGAGGCCAAAGATGGAAATGAGTAGCCGCCTGGAAGATGCCCTTATCGACTACCTGCGGGCACAGACAGAGCAGACACAGACCCTCATGGACCGCTGGGATGCGGAGATGCAGCACCGGGAGGAGCTTGTCGATCGGCTCAAGAAGCTGATGGGCGAGGGCAATGTCGAGTTCGTTGGTGACGTCAGCGATCTTCATGATCTCCTGTTCGATGACGGGGAGGATGAGGATGAAGATTCTGGCGCTTAGCGGCAAGATGGGAGTGGGCAAATCCTATATCGCTGAGAAGCTAGAAGCTCGTGGGTGGCACCGACAGTCCTTTGGCAAGTACCTGAAGGATGACCTGGCCAGGGCCGGGTTCAGTGACGAGATGGTGTACGGCAAGAGCCTCACAGCGCGCACGCTGCGCCAGTCCTTCGGGGCTGCGCGGCGGCAGGATGAGGGCAACTACTACGCCAGGCAGGTGGCCAAGTGGCTGGAGGTGTACGCCCTAGTGCAAGACAGCAAGGACAATGAGTCAGTTCGTGTGGTAGTGGAGGATGTGCGCTACCCTAATGAGCTAGAGGCTATCCGTAAGTTCGCCGAAGAGCACAGCGGCGTAGTCTTGCGCACGGTACGGATCGAGCGGCCAGGCATGGTGCGGCTGCCTGATCGACACCACCTGCACGAGAGCGAAACTGCGCTCGACCATATCAGGGACTGGGATGTGGTAGTGAAGTTCCCAGAGCAATCCGTTGCGTCTCTGTCTGAATTCGCCGCCTCTGTTGACACTTATGAATGGTGGTCAAATGAACGAAATGGAAGCTCAGGTTCTGCGGGCGATGCTGACGAAGAGCGGGTGGGCTGATCTTTCGTTGGTTGTCACCTCAGACACCATCAACAACACTAACGTGCGGGCGTTGTACGAGTGTGTCCAGCGCCTGCACGGCAAAACTGCCGATGACTTGACGCCCAGTGCTTTGGCCCTCGACGTGAGCGTAACGTTCAGCGGAGAGCGGCAGGAAGAGCTGCTGGGCATGGTCGAGGCCATCGAAGATACGGAGGAGGTGCCAGGCGATGCGCTCCAAGAGTCGGCCCGAAGATGGATGTCACGAGAGCTGCAAGCCAAGGCAGCGAAATACATTGCAACGAATCTGGCATCGACTGATCTCGACCCAAACGTTGCTCTTGGTCTATGCCAGCGTGCCGTGGATCTCTCTGAGAGCCCAGGCGGTCAAGTCGTGGACCTCGACGAAACTGGCCTACCGGGACAAACCAACGATCGGCCTGGTCTCGTACCTCTTGGTCTCTCGCCTCAACTTGATAGCTGTCTTGGTGGCGGGATTGCTGCTGGCGAGCTTGCTGTTTTTCTTGCTCCTCCCGCTCGTGGTAAGACCAGCTACCTATGCGCGATCGGCGCAGCAGCAGCCGAAGCGGGGCGGCACGTCCTGCACATCACCCTCGAGATCAGCACAAGGCGAGTTGCTCGTAGGTACGACTCCGCCCTCACCGGACTGAGATCCAGCGAGCTGAAGCTATCCCCCAAGGCCGTAGCTGCTGCCCGCAAGCGGGTCAAGCAGAACGGCGGGGCTATCAACATCAAGGACTGGAGCTACGCAAGTGTGTCTCCGGCGGACATCCGGGGATTGGTCAAGGGTATGCGCGCTCACGGCAAGCCCGTGGACATCGTTATCGTAGATTACCTGGAGTTGCTGGAGCCCGACCGTGGCCAGAGCTTCGCCCGCCGCGAGCAGCGTCACGTCTTCGGTGCTATGGGGAAGCAGATGCGGGCTGCGGCGGTGGCACTGGACGTGCCTATCGTGACAGCCTGGCAGGTGAACCGCGAAGGTAGCGACCTGCACAACGTGGAGCTGCGCCACGTCAGCGAGAGTTGGGACATCATCAAGCACGCTGACCAGATCCTGTCTCTCAACCAGAGTGACCAAGAGCAGCAAGAGCAGATCATGCGAATCCGGGTGCTCAAGCAGCGCGACGGCACGGAACGACCCATGATCTACCTGCACTCTGACTTGAACCGGATGCGAATTCGGGAACACAACCTTAATGAGCCGGTGGCCGTGCCGGGACTAGGAGGAGACCATGGGACCTCAGACCTTGACCCAGGTGCCTGACCTCGGTATGCAGCTTGCCTTCCATATCTCTGACGCAGGGTGGGTAGTCGGGCTGGCAGCCGTGATCGTTGGTGGCTTGATGCTCAGAAAGCTGGTGGAACGGGCATGAAGTATTCCATCGGCATCGACCCAGGCTTGCGCGAGACAGGCGTGGTGCTGTGCCATGAGGAGGACACCGGCGGGGTTGCCCCTGCCTACGTTCTTGATGAGTGGGTGACGTACTCGTGCCCGTCTGCCGGGAATGAGGATTTGCCCCGAGTCGTAAGCCTGGCCAGTTCAGTGGTCTACGCTGTACTGGATTTCGTGAAGAGGTATGAGATTGAGCAGCTAGACATCTGTATCGAGCTGCCCGTGTACAACCACAACGCAGCTACCTACACCAAGCAGATCCGCTTGCTGGAGGAGATCGAAAGCGGCCTGTTCTTTGCCGTAGCCGGTGAGCTGGAGACGCTGTACTTGACTGAGGTGTACCCCACCACTAGCAAGAAGCTCCTGACCGGCAACGCCAAGGCTGGCAAGGCCGACATGATCCTAGCGTACGAGATGGTGAACGGGCCGCTGGATGTCAAGAGCTTGCACACCAAGGAGACAGTAGCCGATGCCTACGCCCATAGCCTATCTACGTGGATTGAGGGCGGGCGCAAGCAGAGGCACAACTTGACTAAGTTGCACGCCGCTGCCGTGCAAGAGACCGGGAGAGGAACATGCCGGACATCGGAGAAAACGGGCTGACACGTGCGGAGGCCATTGACGTATCCGCGAGACTCAGAGCCCAAGACTTCCTTCTGCTGGACGATCGCGTTGCTGTGATCCGAGACCCAGAGGAGGTAGAGAAGAATGGAATCATCATCCCCGAGCAGTCACGTAACAAGCCCATCCGGGGCACAATCGTGATGGTGGGGGACCTGGTGCAGAACGACCTCGAGCCCGGTGACCGGGTGGCGTTCACCAAGTACAGGCCCACGCGCTTCCAGCTCCCGCTCATGGGCGGGGAGGAAGTGCAGGTGGAG